GTATTAAACCAGAAATCATCATTCCAATGAGTCCACCAAAGACGCTTGGTTTGTAATTCCACATTGTTAACCTTTACAACAAATCGTGATCTGTTTTCTCCGCTTATTGCTATATGCCTAACATACAGAGCTTCGCCAGGAGCAAGCGTTTTACTGATAACTGTAGTATTCGCTCCTGCAGCCAGATTGTTAGCCTGACTGAATAAATAAGTAGACTTAGCTACTTTTAAACCTGCAGGCACACCGCCTGGGTTTAAAGGGTCGTCAGGATCGGCACCCTGAGCAACGTCTTCACAATCTTGAGTCCATTCTCTTATTTCAGGAACACTTGCAACAACATTTCCCTCATCGTCATAATTAAAGAATCTGTAAAGGGATGGGGCTGGTGAAGTCTGGACTATGTTTGGGTTAACTTTTGATCGATTTCCGATAGGAACGGTATTAACCCTGGTCTTGTATTGCTCAACAAGGTGGCCTTCATCATCGAAAATGTTACAAATTTTCTGAAGTAGATTATTGTTTTCAAGTTCTAACCACTTCTCTATATCTGCATTAAAAGCTGTAAATGTTGGCAATTGTCACCTACTAGAAAGAGGGGCCGAAGCCCCTCGTGCTATTTCTATTAGAAATTCAATGAGTGAATCACACCACAATGAGATGGCTTGCTAACAATAAGCTCACCGAAGAATCTTGTATCGATGATGTACTTATATCCAGAACCATCAGTTGCTCTGATTTCATAGAATTGCTTCCCATCAGGAGCAGTTCTTCTTTCAAAGAAATCGTTAGAGAAAAGCTTAACAGCCGACCAGTCGATCATGTAAACAATGTCGTCGTCCATTTCTTGTACACCAACAATAGTTAGTTTACCTTTAACGCCAACAACATCGATTTCAGTCCAACCAAATGCGTTTACTCTAGTGTCAGCTACTCTGAAGTCACGTCCGTAACCACCAGACTCACCGAGTTCTAGGTTTCTCATACAGTGAGCAAGTCTCTTGTATGACATAATGTAGTCAGTAGGGTTACCCTTACCAACTTCTCTTGTTACATTGTATGCATCAAAAAGCTTCTCTAGGAAGTTGTTGGCAACGATACCTTCAGCAGTCCCGTCAATATTTACAGCTTGTAAATGTGGGTATGCAAGCTTGCTAATACCAAAAAGAGTTGAAGAAGCACCTGGAACACCTGGGGCTAAAAGTTGCTCTCTTAGAGATGTAAAACCTCTACCAGCAATCGAAGCGCCTTTAACAAAAAGCTTGTCACCAGCAGCTACAGAAGTAGGTCCAGCACCACCGTCGTTAAGAGCAGCAAGGTTAGCAGTAGCAGTTAAAGCCTTGTCTGTGTAAAGCGTAATCAACTTAGCACTGATATCAATTTGACCAACATAAAGTCCGTCTTGAGCGTTTTCACCAGCAGCCTTGTTTTGACCAACAACACCAACCTCGAAGAATTGACCGATAGACAATCTAGCAGGTCTGTCTACAGCAACAACACCGTTAGCAAGGTCTTCACCTGGCTCACCTAGAACTAAACTAGCGTGGTGTGTACCGTTGAGAAGGTTAACAGAAACAACTTCTTTCATTCTTCCGATGAACGCCTCTAGACGATCGGGAAGGATTTTTAAGAATGATTGCTTCATGTCACCGTGACGAGCCAAGTCGTGATCGTTGAATACCATAGAACCCCAAATCTCTTTGTAGTCCGTAACAGTACCGTTCACTGGCTTGTCTTCGTTGATCTCATCTTCTAATGTCATTTGCCCGTAAGCAAAAGAACTGGCATGAGCGCCCATAAAAGGAACTCTTAAAGTCCCACCTTTCCAGGTTTTATCTTTGTCTACTTTTCCAAGGAAGTAGTCCCTTTTCATTACCTCTTCAAACAATAGCTCATAGGGCATATACTCTTTAAGCATTGTATTGAAGTCGGCATTAGTTGTAGTAAATGGCATAATGCTCTCCTATTTACGCAACCCCAGAAGGAATCTGTCCCGAAAGCTCTTTCAGTCTCTCTAAAGTCATTCTGTCATTAATCTTATTAGAGTTATTTCCAGTGACCTTGGGGATCGTCGGTTGCTTTTCAACGACTTTTACCTGCTGTACAGGTTGCTTATTATTAACTTTAGTTTCATGTTGTTCTTCAGACTTAGCTGCTAATGCTTCAATAAGAGGTCTTCTCATTTCGTACGCCTGTTTAACGACTTCAGCCATTTCTGGATAAACCTTATGACCGCTTTCTTCAAACATTTTTGTACCAACTGCGATAACATCTTTCTCGAAGTCATAACCAACCTCGCCTAACTTTTGTACTCCGGCAGAGTATTCGTCAGAATCCAAAATTGTCCTTAGCTGGTTCTTTTCTTCGGCAATGATCCTTTCGTGATCAACGTCTTGAAAACTACCAACCTGACTTTCAAGGTGTTCAACCCTGTCCCTGAGTTTGCGCTCGGATTCAATCACCTTGCGCTGTTCTTCTGGAAGCTCTTGAAACTCAAGTATGCTTTCGGCATAATCAAGCAAGTCTTCCTTGTCCCAGCCAATGATCTGCACTAATCGATCCCAATCCTTATCGTCTCGGAGACTCTTAATGTTTTTGAACCCATCAACCATTCTATGTAGTTGTGGACTAAGCTCATCTAACTGGCTCTGCAGCTCACTGTTCTTAGTTTTGTATCCGTCTAACCCAGCAGCTCTTGTATACAAATCACGGAGACGATCTTCAGCCTCTTTTGTCGTGACAGCAGCTCTTAGGGCTTCGTCAAATTCCAAAACCTCATCTTTAACCTTGTAAGTAAAGTCTGGCGTGTACTCTACTAATTCTTCGGATGCCTCGACTTCAGGTTGCGCCCGGTCTTCCATGGTTTCAACTTGCTCGCTTTCGGCTGGCTCGTGAGTACCATTGGCTAATTCCTTAAGGTCTTCAATGCTTGTAATCTGCTCTGAAGATGAATCTTCCTCAACGCTTTCGACATCTTGTACTAATTCCTCTTCTACACTCTCATTTTCTAAACTCATTCTAAAACTCCTTGGGCTTGCGGCCCTGGCATAGGTATAATATTACCAGCTTGCGGCTGGTTTGATTGAGTATCTTGGCCTATTGAGGCTTGAGAACTTAAAGGGATTCTATCAATTTCTTCTGCGAATCTCCCCTGGTCTTGTAGTTTTTGCATCAGCCAACTGATTGATTCTGATGGAATTTTAACTCTTTCCACCCTATTTGTAGCAGGATTAAACCACGAAGTATTGACTGTAGTTAGGAATCCACCCATTGGAATCATTCCCATCTTAGCCTGTTCAGCGGATCGTTTCTGCTCAGTATAAATCATCTCATGCTGATCTAGTTTTTGCTCATATCTTTGTTGGATTTCAGGACTTAAGAACCTGTAGTCCGATTTCTTCATTCTGTGGGTCAATGCCTGTATCATAAACTCATGATTCTCGTACAGTTTGACCGGAACCTCTTCTCCTCTGTCTAGAGCCAGTATATCGTTATTTGCATTATCCTGGTCTACAGTGAGAGTAGAGAATATCTGCTTCTCATTTCCAAAAGGAAGATTTTTAATGATGTTACCAATCTGATCCGGTGACAACGATGAGCCAGCATACTGTAAAGTCTGAGTGGCTGCGAGAATCTTCCCGAATCTACTCTCAACATCACCTGAAGACGCTGCGATCTTAATCTCATATCCAGCATCATCCATTCTTTTAAACTCAGCTATATTCACAGCTTCAAGTCTGCCTGCGATCTTAACCATATGGTCTTCAGTCAAATACTGCTTAGCCATGGCAAGAATCGTCTTAGCAATGTTAATTTCAAACCGCTGAAACTTCTCAGCATACTTGGCAAATCGCTTCTTCTCCTTCATGGATCTAAATAGAAGCTGGTAGGGATCACCAATCTGTTCTTTTTCTTCAAGAACAAATGAAAGGTTAACAGCTTGATACATTTCCTGAACTTGCGAAAGCTTGTAATCTAAATACTGCGCTCCACTTCGACCAGGTTGAATGACGGGCTGCTGACCACTTACCTGAAATGCTCTAACGCCATGCAGGTATCCACCATTGCTAAGCTTAGTACCCTTTTGGATATAAACCTTGTCGTCGCCCAATGTTATTTGATGCTCCGCCATTTTGGATGAACTACGGTTAATCTCAACTTGGTACGGACGACATACTTTAATGATTGACGTTGACCGTGGGGAGGTAGTCATCTCATCAAAGCCTTGGCAAATAATAGGATAGATACCAAAAGGCAGTTCACCTTCAGATAATATAAAATAATCCGAAAATAGGATGTAATACCCATTCGGATACTCTTTGTTTTTATTTGGCTTAAGGAACAATTCATAAACCATAACTTGGTCTTCGGCTTCTCTGTACTCGCCTGTTGCTCCATCAAATATCTTCATCGTCTTTTTCTCAGACGTGCTGATTGATTTTGATTTGTCTGGTTGAAACTCCTCAACGAGCTTCTTGTAGTCATCTACATTGATCATCTGCTCGTGAATCCACCAGGCATTTTCTTTTTCACTTCTTGCGTTTGGATCCCTTTTCATGTCAAATGCAAAGATCCTATCTACGACAAACTCACCCTGCCTAAACTCGTTCCCTTTATCGTCTAAGCCGACAACTGGCCCTAAATCATAGTCATATCTGACTTTGGCAAAAACCTCTCCGATTGTGATGAAGTCGTTTGCAAATTTAGCCTTTGCGTCTTCCCAATCGTTAGTTTTTCTGGCCCAACCCAATACAGCATTATTCATTTCCGCTGCTTTAACATCATGAAGTTCGTCTTCATTGTATGGAACAGCCTCTGCTGACGGATTAGCCTCTATAATAGAGTTTTCGTAAATATTTGTAATTCTATGGACGTGGTTTTGGGTAAGTCTGAGCTTTTGTTTTTTTGTGATTACACCACGAGTTCGAAGTTCGTCATATACGACATTAGACTTCTTTCTGTAGTGGTCGCCCATCTTGAGTAATATGTTAGTACGCTGCTCTGCAAAAAGAGCATCATCTACTCTTTTGCCAGTTTTGTACATAGTCATTAGCTTAGAATGTTTATATTTAGGCACTTACTTCCCCACCGAGTTGAACTTGTTCATATAGCACAGGATTTGTTAACTTTAACTCTTCCAGCTCTTCTTCTGATAGAGAATCCTCGTTCTCAACTAAATCCTTCTCGTCAATACCATTATTAACCATTTCACTACCGTTTGCAACATTTCTTGCTAAATCTGAGATGCTAACCTCTTGCAATCCAGCCATATCGCTAAATTCGATCTCGAAATTCGCACATTTGAAGCTTTTTACGCCTGATTGACCTGCTACTTTAATAATTTCACAGATATCAATAGTATTCTGCCCATTCTCCGATTTCGTCGTCGATGTCTTGCATCTCTTCTTCTTCGTCTGCTTTGCTTCTGATGTAGTCATTTGGCCTCGCCTCCTCAGGTGAACCTGGTTTTGGTTTATTTGAATTTTCGCTTACGTCAACTTTTCCATTTAATACATCTTCCCAATTTAATGGGATTTGCGTGATCGCGTATCTAACAGAATCAATGAAATCATCCCTTGCCGATTTTTTATCTGCGTCATGAGCAAGCGATTCCAGCTCTTCAACAAGTTTAATCGACTCATCTTCAATATCATCTGGATCATAGTAGATAACAAACATACCCGTTTTAAAAGCAGTATTCAAGGCCATCTCGCCTAAACTATGATCTTTTTTAGCCTTCTCCCAGCTATCAGCATTTCCTGCAATCGTACCAAAATCTGCAGACGCATAATCGTACGCCTGCTTTACGGGCGTTATTGATCCCCTTGATCTGGTGTAGAACTTATAAACATCTCCTGCTGTGGTTTTGATCCTGTCAAGCCTTCTGCCTCTGAACCACCTTATCTTAGTAAGGTCAGGACTGACCATAAGAAAACTATAAGCGCTAGGATGTCCAGTTTTTCCACCAGAACCGATATCAACACCTGAGTAAACCGACCAGCCACGAGGAACACCTTTGAAGTATTTACCATCCTTAGTTTTTGGATAAGGTCTGTAATTTTTGTCTCTATCAAACGCCTCATACTTAAGCCCCTCGTCCCTGACGAACTTACCATAAACTCTTCTATTTACTTCTGCTTTCGATTTACAGTTTGCTATAACCTGTCTAATTCTTGGGATGGTCCAGGTAGATGGAGTCCCGTCAGAATACTCCAGGCAATCGAACATTGATATCTGAATCTTCCAAGCGTCTGCCCAAGGCTGCTCTTCGCCTTTTCTTACGCCTTCAATAACTCTCTTCCAAAAATCCTGCCCAATAGTTGCGGTAAATGCCATGCTAAAATAGCCATCGGATGCAAACAAACGAGCCTGAAGCTCAGGTAGCAAATGTTCAGGAAGCTCCTCATCGCAGTCAATCGCCCATACTGTACCTGACTGTAGATCGTGTACGTCCTGATTATAAGTCTTAAAGTATATGCGGTAGCCTGAATTGAACTCGATGTACTTAACAACCTTGTTTTTTCGCACAATTTTCCAGCCATAAACAGGATGATCCTTAAATTCTCCAGTAGGCAAGTAGTATGGAACCCACTTGTTTTCTATCTCATCCGTAACCGTATCCTGGTTAGGGTATAGATACCAACTGTAAGGTTTTGCATTAGAATTTACTTCAAACTGAGCAGGCCATAATTCTGGCCATAAATCTGGCTCAGTAGCGATATGAATACGATCTTTAATCTGAATCGTAGACTTACCAATCTGATTAGCAGCACAAAGTAATCTTTTTTTGTTAAACCTTGCGTTCTGGTAATCGTCCTGCCATTTGTAATTTTTTAAACCGTAGAGATGCGGAAGGCCTTCTTTAAGCCTCAGCTTTTCCTGCATCAGCCTTACTTGCTGAAGCTTTAGGTTTAGTAAATCGTTTTGGTTTTGCGACATCTATCCGTCCTTTAGGAACAAGCTCAAAAACGCAGCCGAGAATAGTGCCGGATAAAGAAAAATGAGTAGCCCCAACACTATAGCCGTTTTCATCAATCCATTGCCTAGCATTCTCAAGTGATTTATCCAGTTCTTTTGCATACTTCATGTCTCCCATTACAGTTTTATAATTCACTGTATCCTCCCTAGTTTTTTAAGATTCTTTCCTGATATCGCGATAATCTCCCGATTCAAGCTCAATAGTTCCTGCGTCCTTTGTTTTACTGAGTAGTCCATCAACAGTCTTCTTGTCTCCAGAATCTCCGACAGCTCGATTTCCCTTTCTATCGCTAAATCCCTGATCGCCATGTTCCACTCGATCTCCTTTTCCAAATCCATCTATATTCTCTCCTAGTTTAGACTGAAGCTCTTTAAGCTTCTCTTCAACTGCACTCATATTCATTGTTCCAGCTCCAGCCCCGGCTGAGTTGCTGGGTCTATCTGTATGAACTGATACTTGCCGCTGGACAGCCGTACCTTTGATGCGATCTTCGAGGTTTTTAATAACTTGGAGTAGAACAAGAGCTTTTTTAGCGTCAACTTCTGTGATCCATTCCCACTCACCTTCGTCGCTTTTGACTTTTTTTCTTGTGGTGATTTCCATATTGATGAGTTCGTCATATCTTTCCGTAACCTTATCCAAAGCAGCCATAGTTCTATTTTCATATGTAGTAAGCGGATTAATGATCCATGCCATAGCATATGGATTCTTAATCATGTCGTAGAATGATTCTTTATGCATGATGTTTCTATACACCCTCGCTACAACCATCCTGCGGCCTTCACTCTGTGCTTTGGTAATTTCTTCCCAGAATGATCTTTTTACTTCATAAAGTTTGATATTTGGATCAACTTCTTGACGAAGTTTCTCTTCAGACATTTCCATGATATGCTCAGGAATCTTCTCTATACATTCCTTAACTTTGTCTGAATATACGGTAATTGCACTCTCTTCACTCACTAAGTCCTCGTCGGTATAATTGCCTGACCTTGTGCGGCAGGTTCAACAGGGATCAACTGATCAACTGTTCCTGGCATAGTCGGTGACTTCTCGCTCATCAACGATCTTACAAGGTCTTCTTTTATACTAGACTCCTTTTCTCGTGCCTTCAACTCATTTTGTACAGCTTTTTGCTCGTTTTTCTGTAATTCCAACTGGTTAATGCGCACGTCAAAGAGTTTGCCAATCTGGTCTTTTTCCAGCTTTAACTGCTGTAATTGCTCATCAATAGATAACATTTTTGCGTCTGAAACGCCTTTTGCTAGGTCTGACATAATAAACCTCTCCTTAACTCAATGATAGCATGGAATTGATGGGAGTCAAAAACCCATAGACAGACTGATGCTTACTCCTGTGGGCTACTCTCCCACCCCATACATATCATAAAATCCGTAAATAGCTGAATCAAGCACTTTTTTGTAAAAGATTTCGTTTTTCCTATAATTACAATAGCTTGAATAAAATTTGTTTGTACTAATCTCGTACTTTAAATGGTACTGATATCGTACCACCTGTCCAATTGTGGTTCTGGACTCTTGATAGGAAATGATTGTCGTTTATATCATCTGCCGTAAGAAATCTGACCGGATCGCCATACATCTCATGTAGAGCCTCTGCCCAACTAAGCGTTGGAACCTGATTTAAAAGCCTGAAATAATGACGCTTCAGCATTAATCTGTATCGCTTCAACAGTTTCTCGTCTATAGTTCCGCGCTTCCATTTCTGTCTGGCTTTGTGTTCCTGGTAGAATCTCTTAAATGTTCTATATCTACGATGCCATTTAAACTTATCGCCCTTGGATAGTTTCTTAAATTCTTTCAATGTCATTGGTATACCTCACCATGGTATATTACGAAAAAACCCCAGGCCCGTCAAGGCCCAGGGTGGAGGAGGCGTACTAGATAGAGAGTGCGAGAGAGAAGATACGCCTAAGTTTATGATAAGCTTTTTTCTACTTCCATTCCACTTTAAAATGCTTGTCTATAGCGCAGGCCAATAGATCCACAATTACCTCTTCCAGTTGCCTATCCAGACCCTCTGTGATTCCACAGACATCAATATAGGCATGAAATAACTCATGAATCAAGGTAACTCTTAGCATATGTGGTTGTTTTATCCCAGAGTCGATCCAGATTATTTTTGTCTTTGGGTCATGCAGACCGTAGACCTCTTTCCCTTCGTATTTTAGCTTCTTTTTTCGGCGTATTTTATACTCAATTCCTTTGACTAAAATTTTCCTGGGAAGTCTAAATCTTTTCGCGCTCATGTTGATTATTATACCACCAGATGGTATTAATGCGGTACAATATATTAATGTGGATTCGTTTTTTTCTTATCCTATTGATTTCGTGTGAGCCTGTGGATATTCAGACAGTTGAAAGCCTCCCCTACGACGAGCAAAGATGCCCCGTTGAGGAGTATTATAATATGGATGGCATTCCAATTCCTGTTTGCTACAGATAACTAGCTAATTGTTCCGTAGATCGAGTTTTCAGTCTCTTTTTTCCTCTTCTCGTCTTCTTCTTTTTGAATTTTCTTAATCTCTTCCTGAGTGCTTTCCTTAAGATCCTTCATGCTTTTAATTTTCTTTTCGTCGGTTTTTGGATCAGTCTCAATATCTTTCATTTCGCTTTCAACAGAAACTTTTGTAGCAGACTCTTCTTGTTTTTTCTTTGCTTTATCAGCTTCTTTAGCAGCCTTCATTCCGGCTTCATATCCTTTATCGTACTCCGAAGGTTCTTTGCTTATATCAATTTTTGGCATTTTTAACACATTTTTCTCAGCGTCTTTCATACTTGGCATTATTTTCTCCTTTTTAATATTTCGTCTCTACGTCTTAGCTCTCCCACTCCTCCACCAAGTATATCATCAATGGTTGGAGATTCAACACGGTCGGCCTGGTTTAATATAGGTACATTCCCACTTATGAAGTCGTCAAATTTTCCAGTTCGAAAAGCGTCTTCAAGCGCCATAAGCGTTCCGACTACTCCCAACTTACCTAATCCTTTCATAATTGGATTTCTTTTAGGCATTGGAGCAGGTCCACTTAAATTCCCTCTTGATTTAGGGAAATCCTTAGCAATCTGACGCCTTATTTGATTCATATTCATGCCGCCTTTTTTCTTTTCGACATATGGTCTAAATGTGCTTTTTTTACCAGGTTCAGTTTTTTGAGGAATATCGCTAGTCAGGTCATCTATTAGGTCTATGCCTTTTGATTTTTTTATTTCAGCAAGCCTTCTACCTCTTTCCCTTTCCCCTTCTCCGAGGTAATACGTGGGAACCTCAGGATTTGCTATATTGTTTCTTAGGTACTCTTTTTCGAACTCTCCCATTTCTCTACGTTTTATTTCATTTTTACGAAGAAGCTTTATCCCAAGGATTTCATCTTCAGTCAGCGGACTTTTTGCTCCAGAGGGAGCTTGGGCAGACCTTCTTTTAAATCTTTTATCTAAGACTTCAGACTCGACGTTTTTCATCTTTCCTCGAGCGTCAAATAGTTTCTTAATAGACTCGTCGTCACTAGGATCTTTATTTAGTCTTTTTTGAAGTCTCTCTATTTCGCCTGCGATCTGTTTTGATCTGGCTTCAATGGCCTTATCTAGATCGGATTTCCGTTTTCTTCCCATTTGTAAATTATGCCACCTTCACCAGAAAAAAGAAACCCCAACTTTCGTTGAGGCTCTTTAAGGATGTAAAAATGAAAAAACAAGTAAAAGTACCAGGAGGTAAATCTGATAATTAATCGTATCGCGTAAGATAATTGGAGTCAATAACTTCCTCAGAAGCGCCGGACCCGACCACTATCCTGCAATAACTATTGTTTAGCCAACTGAACCACAGACATCTTGCCATCCTGGTCGAATATGTACATTACATCATCCTCACAGTAAGGGTCTGGCCTAAGGTCGAATCCGAATAGCGTCTTGATGTCAGCAGGATCTCTCAATAACCCTACCATCTTCGCTTCCAGCCAATACGGACATACGATCATGTTTCTGAATTTTGGTTTCTCGCTATCTTCCATGCTGTAATTGTAGGCTAGTCCTGAGGTTATTGTCTAGAAATACCTGCTACGACCTACGACATTACCGACATTACGACATTGATGCGAGTCGGTTGACTTCTACTTGAGATGGTGATAGGGCAGTCCTGTACCTCTACTGCTTTTCGGTTTTTTCGGCGTTTTTTGGGGGATTTGACAGTCGCACGTTCTAACAATAAAGTCCCGACCGACCCCCCAGCCCCCCATTCGCATAGCGTTGCGAGCGCCGCGTCCAATGCAGGTCTCAAGCCGCATCTAGTTGGACCACCGCATCATGCGCCATGCATTCAATGCAGGTGGCTTAATGCTTATGCCCATGGAATATCCGCAGCATGAGGCAGCAAGTCAGCAGGACCGCCGCATCATATAGTACCAACATCAGACCAATATGCTGCAATCCTATAGACGCAGGTGGTTGGGGATGTGGGCGCGTCATAGTATCCTGTCACCTACAATTGTCACATCCACCAAAACAATCGTCACCCACACACAAACAACTGTTTGAGCAGTCGAACAAAAGGAAGGCTAGGACTAACCCATATTCGCCCCAACATACAACTCACCGCGCTTGACAAGTTGGACGTTAACCGCATGACCTCTAAATTTGCCGTCTCCGCTGCGTCAATGCTTGCCCTTGTCTCACCCTTCGGAAATGCTGAAAACGGCTAGGACTCAAGCACCATGAATCAGTCAATCAATAACCACTATAAAGATGCGGCATTAAAACAGGATGAAAAGCAAGCTAACCGCCTGAAATAATAGGAAAACAGCAAGAAAGTCGAAATAATTCTTTCAATAACGTTTAACGTGTGGTTCAATGGTCTCAAGTTAAAAAGTTAACCGTTAAATAGGAGAACAAAAAAATGAAATTAGGTGAAACCGTTATTGTAAAGGCTCCCGAAACCATAGACGACATATGGAGTCATGAATTTGTCGGTCGAATTGTACACATAGACAATAGGGATAAATATTGCGAAGTCATAGACCAAGACGGGCAAGTCTTTTGCCCTGACTTTAGCCAGATAAAGAAGTTTTTAGGACTATAGAAATTAAACAGGGGCGGCAACGCCCCAAAGGATTACGCAATGAATATTGAATGGAAAAAAAATTATCAAGGTTTACGCAGCGACTGCGGCAAGTACTCAATAACTCGCTGCCTTGGTTCTTACTGGCTTTGCTTTAAAAGCATAGAAAGGCAATATTCTGATATTAATGACGCAAAAATGGCCGCTAATGTTTTAAAAGCGGTATGGGGTTAACGATGAACGATAAAACATTTTGCCTAGCTTATGCAGGGCGCATGAAAATTAAAAAAGCTTATACGATGACCACAGTGCATAAAACCTGCACGGATGAAATTGTGTACCGAGTCACAAGAAACTATAAAAACGGCAAACAGCGTTATATCGGGCGCGAGTACAAGACGCATGACGGCGCAATGGGAATGGTGCGTCACCGTAACGCTTGCCATCGTGACAAGTATAAAACGGATATAATAATTCTAAATAAGAGGGGATAAAATGAAATTGCTATCAATTCAAAGCGACGCAAAGACGATAAAAGGTGAAAATAGCCAAGATATTCAAGACCTAATAAAAGAGCAGCTAAAGGCCTTGGGGTTAGCCGAAAACTCTAAATTTATGACGGCTATCCTATACCTAGAGCCAGACGAGATTTTATGTCCACACGCATCAAAAGGATGCATGGCAGCGTGTCTCAAGTCATCTGGACGTATGGGAATGCATATGGCCGAAAATGCCAGGCTGCGTCGAACTGGGCTATGGCATAAGCATCGTGACGCATTTCTATATATGTTGACGCAGGAGATTGAGAAGTTTATCAAGAAAGCGGAGCGCAAAGGATTGACGCCAGTTGTTAGACTCAATGGTACAAGTGACATCGTTTGGGAAGCGGTGCGTTTAGACGATGGCCAGACTATCTTTGAACGCTTTGCGTCAGTGCAGTTCTATGACTACACACCCAATAAATATAGACTATCGCGTCAACTGCCGCCTAATTATCATCTAACTTTTAGCTTGAAAGAAGACAACAAAAGGCAAGCATTAGACGCATTGTCAGAAGGCCATAACGTGGCCGTAGTCTTTAGAAAAGAGCTGCCCAAACAATGGCATGGGTTCAAGGTTATAGACGGCGATAAGCATGATTTGAGATTCTTGGACGGTCAAAATGTAGTAGTGGGATTAAAGGCAAAAGGCAAGGCAAGAAAGGACGAAAGCGGATTTGTGCAGGATGTTGAAGAATCATATCAACCTGCATCATTTTTACAGGGAGCGTTAGCATGAGTTTAACACAAGGCGAAACAATTTACCAGTGGTGGGAAAAAAGAGGGATTAACTACGATGCAGTTATGCATATAGTCGATAAAACTAAAGAAGGAAGTCATGTATGCGAAGCGGCAAAATATCTAATATGTATGCTTGATGATGCAGCGTTTAATGAGGAGGAAATAAATGCAGGGAGTTAAATTTTACGATGAGACGATGGACCGCACAACTAGACGCGATGCGGAAGATGAATTGATTGACGCGCTACTAGCTGACTACTTGTGTGGTGTCGCAGAGCATCTAAGAGAATGGGCTGCGCTGAATCATAAAGAGACACTTTGGAGCGAGGTGTCAGAGTACACAGACAATGAACTGCGTCAAGAATATTATGACGTTATTGGCAAAAGATTAAACGAGTATGAGGGGGACGAATGACCGAGCGAATCAAATTACGCCTTGCGTCCTGGTATTGGGGTGCATGGGTCTGGTCAGACTCTTATGAGGCCAAAAAAAACGGGTGGCACATTGGTGGTACTGCCCATGGTTATAAGTTTGAAGAATATAATGAAAAGCTGCACGGGTGGCAGCATTCAGAAGAATATAAAAACGGGAAAATGAAACCGTATGAGGGCGATAAATGAAACTTGTACCGCAAGGCGTTAGTAATCCAGATGAATTTATTCATCATTACGACTGTGTGCATAAAGCACGAGGCGTTGGACGCTATGCAAATGAATACGTGGAACGACGTGTTGGCGAGCTGCGTAAACCGACTAGGGATTTAGATGCTGAGATGCGAAAATATCAAGATTCGTACTTGTCAAAAATTAACGGCCACCTAAAAGGCTCGATAGTGTCAATGTTAAGGGACCGCAAAAAAAGCGCGCTTGTATTACCTTTAACGCGTGATAAGTCTAGCAAGTTGGTTTGGAGTTGGTCAATAACACTAAGGGAGCCTAACGCCTACTTAAACGCGGCTAAAAGCTTAGGGAGATTAAACGCACAGGAAAGAAAGCAGAAAAAAGAGACGCAAAGAAGGGCTAAAATACGGGCTAAAATAGCCAAGTTTAGAAAAAAACAGGATGATGACAAAACTTTAAACCATCACCCATTTTACACGTAGGAGAGTTAAAAGATGAAAACAAAAGAGATTATTAGCAGGCTAGACGCAGTGTCCTATTACTTATACCACAAGATGGAAGGGACCGAGACCACAGACGCAGCGCAAGAGGCATCAAAAGACCTAAGGGCTGTCTTTGCTGCCATGAAGCTTATCAAGGCAATAGACCAGATAGAAATAAAAGAGCATATGACTATTAGCGTCTCAGAACTAGACGATGAAATATGGCAGGCTGTGTCAGATGATCAATGTAACGCTGCATTGGACTACACACCGCAGCCACACAAGGCAGCATTGAGCGCAGTGTTGAAATACCTACAATGCAAGGGGTTGAAATATGAAGACTAGAAACGCGTGGAATAATGACGCAGGACAATGGGACTTTACAGATGAAACACTGGATGCTGCGGCGGATTACTTGGTAGAATATTACTTAGCCAATGCGTCACAATCTGAATTGATGCGAATGGCAAGAACTTATTTAAACGGCTCTATGGAAAATATGTCAACCATAGAACTTATAGAAAGATTTGAACTAATAACAGGAAAGGACATAGAGGAGTTAAATCATGACATTTAGAGACCACATAGAAACCAGTTTAGTAAGCGATGCAGCTATATATGGATATGCCGCCTATGATGAAGACGGTAAATACTGCGACGCAGCCAGGGAGCTTCTAGAATACCGCTATAAGTATATTATTGACGGCGATACTAGGGCAGAAATTAGAAACGACGGGCAGGCAGGTTTTGCAAGCTTTACAACATGGTCAGATTGGACCAGATTGACATTGGCACAGTATGTCAGAGAGATGTCAAAACTTGGTAAAGATATTTCAGTGCTTGAGAAAAAACAAAGAACGGTTAACGCTTAGTGTATTGTTAAAGGTAAAAAATAGATTATTATTATCATAGGAGAGTAAAAATGGAAAAATTAACAGGGTATAAGGACTACAGGGTAAGACTGTTTCAAAAGAACTTACCCAGAAATTACAGTAAAGAGATTAAATTACATCATGGCTTTGCGACTACTGACTACACGATCATTGACGTAAGGGAAGGGTCGGGAAGCGTTGACATGGGGCGGAAGGAATGTGCTGCATATGCTTTGATGCATATTAGAAAGATGAAACCATTCTTTCATAAGCATGACGCATTACAATTTAAGCAGGGCATCCAAGATTTAGTCTATGTGCTGCAAAGGTTTGTGACACCTAATGTTGATAAGGTTGAAATGAAGCTGCAAGGCAACGATAAAGAGGGCTATTATTTTAGCCATACTATTAAATATCTTGAGGAGGATAAAAATGAGACTAACTAAAAAAGAAGCTATTAAAGCACTATTAGAAGGCCATAAAGTATGGGTGTCTAGTGTGAAAGACAATTATCTAGAGTATGAGCCTCTCTATGGGAAGTTTATAGACAAGCATGGGAATGACAGGGACTTGAACCATTTTGGCAATTCATTCGGTGGAATTTATGAGGAGCCGAAAGAGATTAAATTTGGTTATTGGACCCATGTTCATAAAACTAGATCATTCAATAGTCTTTTTATCTGTGGCGACTATAGCACCATGGAAGAGGCGCAGGCTGCTGCAAATAGTGAAGTGCTTGCTATTGTCTACATTGATATTAATACAATAGAGGGAGCGAACCTTGGAAACCCAGAAACAGAAGCAATGCAGTAGATGCAAGAGAGAGTTTTCAATCGAATATTTCAATAAGGAAAAGAGAAGGCCAGACGGTTATAGAAGCGAGTGCAAAAGCTGTCAATATTCGATGATGATTAAGTCGTTAACAAAAAAAGTGGAGGAGATAGAAGATGGATTACGCAGCACCTAAAATTTATGCAATAGATATCGAGACTGTTAGCCAAGGCAAAAGAGCTAGGGATTATACAGACAATAAGCCGTATAAGCTCGGGAATGTTAAGGCTGAGGACAAAGTAAAAAAAGCACTTGAAGAAAAGAGAAATGAAGCAGCAGCAAAGCATGGTTTATTTTGGTTTACTGGTAAAGTTGTCTCTATTGCTATCGTTGATATTTATGGCGATGATGAACCTGTATGTATCTATGGTGTGGATGAAGTAGAGATATTAAAAAAAGCTTCAGTTTATTTAGATGGTCATAAATTATGGGGTATGTCTTCAGAAGGCTTTGATTGTCCTTTCTTAATTGGAAGATACATGGCCAATGACTTGCCTATTCCAAGGTCTCTAAAGGCTGAGAATAGACTTGCTAATGATGTTAACAAGTTTTTTGGTTGGTCTACTTCAAGCTCACAAAGAGGCTCGCTTGCTGATTACATTCAAGGCTTAGGCATGGAGAAAAAACCGTTAACAGGAAATAAAGTCCAGGGTATCTATGACACTGTATTAGCAGCTAAAATGGAAATGGATGAAGTTGCTGAGAAAGCAGCATGGAAAGAGATCATTGATTACAACATCTATGATTCGCAAGTAGTTAAGGAAATGGTTATTAAATACAATAGGGGGTATGATGGAAATTAAAAGTAGTAAAACAATATTAGACGACAAGAGAGTAAATAGTCTTTCTATCGGTGACAGTGGGAAGGGTAAAACCTTTTTCGCAGGAACAATTTGCGACCATGGGAATCCATTCTTTATTGATAGTGAAGGCGGATTGAAAACGATTGCCGATAAAGATTTCGAGTTCACTGAAGTTAATACTTGGAAAGAGTTCTTAGATGCTTGCGCTTGGTATTACAACAATTATCAATCGCACAGCTATACTCACTTAGTTGTTGATAGCTTCACAAGGCTGCAGCATTACCTAGTAAAGGAAATCAATGCAGACGGAAAGCTAACGATCAATCAATGGGGCGAAGTATTAGCCGCGCTTAGAAAGGTTATTGATAGACTGACTAAGACTTGCCCTACTAGCTTGCACGTTTCAGCTATGGCTCAGGAAAGCAAGGATGAATTATCTGGTTCGATTAAAATTTATCCAAACCTACAGGGAGCTTTCAAGCATGATCTAGCAGGTTATTTTGACGTGGTACTTTACCATGACTGCGCTGAAAAGAACGGAGATCAGGTCTACTGGGTTCAGACCCAAGGCGACCAAAGAATTACAGCTAGGTCTAGATTAAACAGTGTTCACAAACTTAATAAGCATGAGAAGAATGATTACGAAATCATTGCAAACATTTTTAAAGGAGATAAGTAATGACTGATTTTAATTTTTTCAAACCAACAGAAGAAGACATCAATGAAGCTCAAAATGGAGGCGCATTAAAATTCAAGAAAGATGAGAATGTTGGCTTCTTAATTGAAGACGTAAACGAAAAGGTTGATGAAGGTGGAGACTCTGTATTAGTAGTCGGATGCCAAGTATTAACAGGAGACAATGAAGGGAAGAAATTCTCTCACTGGATTAGAAACAATAAAACCTCAAAGGGTATCTGGATAAATATGCTTAAAGCTTTCTTTGATGATGAGACTATTATGTCAGGAACATTAACACCTGCGTCTCTTATTAGCAGAAAGATGGAATCTAAATGCGTAATCAACACCAGTAAAGGTAAAGAGTATGCGAACTTTTATAAGTTCAAAGAGTTTGGTGTAGCCCCAGATATTGGTGGACAAACTCCAGAAGTAAAAGAATCTGATATTCCATTTTAGAAAAGAGGTAGAGGGTGCATAAATATTATACATGGACTGACAGCGAGGGTTATTTTAGGGGTCAGCAATTACTGCATCGGACGCAAATTGCAGAATTGTTGAAGTATACAGCTAAACCTACTGAGGCCTTTGCAACGATTCAGGATTACGATGCTGAAGGAAATTGCATAGGATGCCCATTGTACTTTGATATTGATTCACCTTCCCTATGGGATGCATATCATGAAATGCAAGAGTTGGTTGAAGACCTCAGAGCCACATTGGAAGTGGAGCCGTCTGTCTGGTTTTCGGGGAGCAAAGGTTTTCATGTTGTGTGTCCCATATATATCCGGCACGAAAGATGCCATGAGATAGTTAAGATGATGGTAGATGATGTTACTGACATAGGAGACAGGTCAGTCTACAGAACTAGATCGATGTGGAGATGTGATAATACTTGGAATGCTAAGGGTGAAAGGTTTAAAAACAGAGTTCGTCCAGAGCTTTCACTTGATGCCATATTAGTTCAGTCAAAAAACAAACATGACGGTACTATACATGGATGGTCGATGAGAGATGCTAAAATCGATTCTTACGTTGCCAAACTTCCAACGTATACAGAACGTATACAAACTATTTCGGGCGATTTTGAGCAGGATTTTAAGCCCTGTATGAAGACGTTATGGCAGATGTCTAGCCCACCGGAAGGAAGCAGGCATAATTTATGCCATCTAATGGCCAGACATTGTTATCGCTCAGGATTGAGCATTAATGAAGCCATAGCATTATTTGACGATCATCCCTACTGGGGAACGGTTAGAAGATCAGAAGGTCACTTTCCTGAGAAGATTATCAGGTCAGTTTACAGGTCAGGAAAGGCGATGATAGGCTGTAAGAACGGGATTGATTCAGAATTATTACAACCATATTGCAGCAAGATGTGTAACCTCAATGACGAGGTTAATATATTAGACTTTATAAAAATGTAGGAGACACTATGAGAAGATTATTAGACGCAATTAGAGTATTTTGGACGATGTTATTGGGAAAGTACATGACAGTACACCAGTTCCAAACAGTATTAGCGACGATGCCAGAGAAGCCACAAGGGAGAGTCGTGAAGACAAGCAGGAAGTACGACGTACTAGAGTTCCAAGTGAAGCTGCACAGACCAAGAAACAAAAAAACCAGAAAGGGGAACGCATGGGGCGTGTAATGAACCCAAGGGAGGATGTTGTAGTGACAGATTTATTATTAATAAAACCTACCCTGTATATTGTTATAGGACATTTCTTATCTTTTGCAGAAGGTAGGGGATTACCAGCAGAACCTACAAGCATTATCTCTGATCGTGAAAACGTGCAGGCAGTAAGCACCACACATGAAGACGGAAGAGCTATCGATTTTAGTGCTACTGGTTGGGATAAAAAAGACATAGAAGATTGTATTAGCCACATGAACAATATAGCAGGTCATTACGGGGCAATTAGCTATAGCGACAACGAGAGAAGAGTTATTGTATATCACAATTACAAAAATCAAGGTGACCACTTTCACCTACAAGTAGCGAGGTAAGAATGAATAAGCAGTATTTAGTAATGGAGTATGATGGGTCAGCGTTTCATGCTCTACACAACAGAAATGATTATGACATCAGATTATTAGACAAGTTCATAATGGACAGAAACCCATTAGAGATCGAGAAGGAATGTATGAATAGAAAGCTTGAGTCTGATGATGGTTTTGCAGCTAGACTTAGAACTGCTGAAAGAGAGAATAAAGAGCTTCATGAGATCAATCAGAAACTTAGAAACAAGGTCAGTTACATGAAGTCGACGGTTCATATGGAAGGTGTAAAATGCGGCATGGTTAGCACATATACCAGGACAACTATCGACCCTAATTTCGTAACCTGTAAGCGATGTACAGCTAAATTAAAGGAGGCTGCCAATGACTATCCTAATACTGATATTCACAGCGAAACTACTGTTCACACCGTATGATCAACCGGTGGAAGTGGAGCAGGTAGACGGTATTGATAGATGCATAACTGAGCTACCTAGAGTTAGGGCGCATGAGATTTCCAATGCGAGGTACGAATGACCGATAAAAACAGTGAAAGTAAATTTGAAGAGTGGTGTAATAATAATTACTGGTTAACAGATAAGGTGCATAAGCATCACGCAAGGACAGCATGGAACCACCAACAAAAAATCATCGATGAACAAAAGTCTACAATTGACGACCTAAATAATACGATAAGGGAGCTTAGAGAAGGAGGGCTTGGAGATGAATATTGAATATGTAAGCTTTGACAGGGTTGTTGAGGAATTAAAAGGGCGAATGGAACCATTTGTCTACATCGAAAGAAATTTCGAAGGGGTTGAGTATCAGGTTTATATCCCAGAAACAGGGGAATTTGAAAAAGAAGATGTATTTAATCTTAAAGAAGGACTTCTTAAGACAATTGAAATTTTAGATAAAGAACTTAATCACGAGAAAGAGCTTGTTGACAACTTTCTCAAGGAATATGGGCACGTTAAAATAAGTTTTGATAGCGATAGGGATTTTTCAACACGCGAAAGCACTATTGAATACGCCGAGAAGTTACAAAAAACCATTGACGAGCAAGCAGAAAGAATTAAGGAGCTTGAGGAAAAAGAAGAGTTTTCTGATAGGTGTATTAAAAATGGGATTATCTTAAATAAGCAGATAGACGAGCAAGCGGAAAGAATCAAGAAGCTTAAGGAAATAGTTGAGTATCTGGAATATTTTATAGAATGGTGCGAGTGTGGGAACCCGAAAGCAGATTGTGTTTGCGAGCATCAGAACGGGTGGCACAACTCCAAAGAATATAAACTCCTAGCCGAATTACGGAAAGCTAAAAAGGTGATGAAGAAGTATATCAGAGTCCCCGAAAACGGCACTGATTTTCCAGAAACAAATCATAGCTATGATTTCAGACAATACCTATCAACCTTACCGCCTGAGATTAAGGAGTTATTAGATGAGTGACTGTTTACATAATTTTATAGATAAGGATGATTACGTCTGGTGTGACAAGTGCGATACCTCTTTTACTCACCATGAGCAATCATTTTGGGAGCAATGTGAAAAGGTGACTATTCTCGAAGCAAAAATCAAAACTCTCGAAGCTGAAAACGCTCTACTTAAAGAGAGTAATGAAAGGCTTGAGAATAGTCTGAGAGAATTTAAAGTGTTCGGCACAGATGAGTGTACAGAGTGTGTTAATGAGAAAGGTCGTGCCCATCTCGGCGAATCATATAATCGGATAACTCTATTTTATAAGCCGAAAGAGCATAGTATTCATAAGCAAAACTAAAAGAACTAAATAAGGAGGGGGTGTGACACCACAAGAAGCGAATAAGATAAGCGCAATGGTTGAAACTTTCAAAGAGGGCGAAGCACAATACAAGCAAGCTATCAAGGAGCTTGAAGAAAGGATAGCTTTTTTATCTAAGGAAAATAAAGCTAAAAATGCTGTAATTGGTGAGAATCAGAAAAAAGATTAAGGAGCTATTGGAGAGGGAGGAACATGGCACTAATTAGCGCATTAATATACACATTTTGGATTTTCCCACTATCGATTATCATGTTAGTGGTCAACACAATCGTCAGCGCATTGACTTTGAACTTTGAGTTTGTAGATGAGTCAGGCGTGATGTTTGAAGAGTTATTCTTAGGTCTGGTGGATGTATGGCGAGCAGTTTGGCAGAGGGGATAGCGATGGCGAACAAA